TGTTCATCTCGCACCATTGATGGTATGCGGCCAGCCATTTGGCATCATCCTTTGTGACCGCCTCCAGCTTCTCGATGCGGTCGGCGGCTTCTTTGCGTTCTTTTTCGTAAACTTCCATTTGATATTGAATGTCTTCGCGAGCACTTGATGAAAAATCTTCGTTCAGCCGCTTCACAAGATCATCAGTCATTTTGGCACCTTCAGATTTGCGTCCTGCATCATCTGGGCAATTTGATATGCTAAGGTGGGCTCTAACCTAAAATATATGCGTTTCCCATCTGCATCCGTCAGATTGCGAGCGGCCATCATGAGCCATTCAGCCAGCTCCTCCGTGGACTTGGGCTTGTAGCTTGAAAGAAGTGACATTGGGCTTTTAGGCGGGATCATTTTTTCTCCTCCACTTGTTGCTGGTCTTCATACTTTTTGATGGCTTCGTAAAACGAATCCATAAAGTCACGCCCCTTCATATAGAAACCGCCATCAAGCGTAAGCGGAAGCTCTACAGTAATTAGAAGCACAGGCTTGAATTCTTCGTTCATTTGAACGGACTTATCAATTACTCTCATCTTTCCCCTCCAGTGTTTTGCGGGCAATATCCATTGCTCGATCACCATCCCAAAAACCTAACTCAACTATCTCCCGCAGCGCCGCCTCCAGCTTCTCGATGCGGGCGGCGGCTTCTAAGCTCAACGGGTCTTTAAAGTATCCGCCTATTGATGGAACTTCACGCAGCCGCTTCACAAGATCATCAGTCATCTCGGCCACTCCCCAACATCTTTAAGGACATCCTTGGCGACCCAAACACACCTTTCACGCTCGTATTCATCGAGCCCTACAATTGTGTAGAGTGCGTCGCACAGCTTCTCGTACTTCCCATGCAGTTCGTCGTAATGCCGTGCCCAACTAGCATTGATTGTCGCCAAATCTTCCTGGTCCATCATTCGTCCCCTTCATGGATACCATTACGGTTGTTGATCCTGCGGCTGCATATGCCTTGTTCACATAAAGATCGACAATTTGCATATCATCGCCGTACACCACGCCATTCATTGCGTCACACAACAGTTTGATCACATTGTCGATGTCAGGTTTTGAAGTAGGAAAAAGTTTTCCTTCCTCTATTTGTTTTCGCTTCTCCACCGTAAAACTTTTAGGTATTGCCACGCTTATGTTAAAAGTAGCCTCTAAAGGGCCTATAAGCGGGGCAAGACCACGCATTGCGGTTGCGGCCAGCATCTTGATGTACGCCTCTTGGTTGACCGTCTGCGCGGGCGTATAAACGCGTCCTGTGCGAGCAAAGCGGGGGCGTTGCTTCCCCCGCGCCACTCCTGGAATGACGAACACGATGGTGCTCATCAAAAAGGGATGCTTTCGTCTTCATTGACCGGTTTCGGCCACTGTTTGTCAGGGTTCGCGGAATAGTTGTCCACGGCCAGCGAGACGAGGTGGTTTTTCGGGGTTTTCTTTCTCCAGCCCGAAAGTTTCACCTCTGAACCTTTCGTGTAATCCCTGTCGAGAATAAGCTTTCCCTTATAATCGGGCGCTTTCTCGCTTCTCTTGTCTTCGTTGAAGAACAGAACGCCAGAACCGTCCTTGTTTTTGTAATCAGCCATTTTCTACCTCGCTTTCTTCCTCGCCAAACAGTCTGGCGATGGTTTCTGTGTTGTATTCTTTCAAATAGTGCAGCTTTTCAGCTTTTTCAGCTTCCGACACTTTTTTCGCGTTTCTGATCTTTTCCAGAAGGTCCAAATAGGTATCGCGCCACTCATCTTCGCCTGCGCACCATTTGTAGACTTTCACAGAGCCGTCCGCGTCAGGAACATAAAGCGCAATTCCTTCCTTCGACGGCTCCCCCTCCAGAACTTCAATTCTGGGCGCCTGCTGCGCGGGCTGGAAGTCCATCACTTCCTCGGGGGTGTACTCTCCCGTGAGAACTCCAGGGTACACAGTACGAATTCCCTCGGAGATCACACGGGCACGCAACATGGCACGCGGGTAGTTCTTCCAATTGTCCTTTCCGGCAAGACCGATTTCGCGAGCTTGCTTCAATGTCCAGGACAATGTGAGAGAGCCGCCTTGGGGATGGGAAAACTCGGCTTTCACCTCGTCATCCGCATATTTGAGCCAGTGGACCGTTCCTCCTGCTTGCTGGAACCTAGCCAGCATTGCGTCCGCACGGAGGGCCGGTCGTCCCTGGATGATGTGATAGTCTCGGGCCACCGAACCAGGGTGGCGTCCTTCGGCCTGCGCCACGGCCATGAGGGCGAGCACTTGGTCAGCACTCTTAAGGCCAAAGAGGTTAGATTTGGCAATGGCATTTGCCATCCTTTCTTGATCAGTCCACGGAACCATCATGTTGCTCATTGTGCCCTCATTTCACAAGAAACCGGCGCGAACCGGGTGTTTCTTTTTCATACTCAGCGTAAAGACCGGGATGGTTCTCTTTGAAAGCCTTCGCATCAAACCGCTTTGAACCTTTCGCAGACTTCCACGTCGCCAGCGTCTCACCAGCCACATTCATCAAAGTGCCGCACTCACCCATGACCTTCTGAAGAACAAACGTCGCCTTTTCTTCGTATTGTTCCAACTCCTTGATTTGGTTCTTTACGCGGCGCAGTTCTTTCGCAGCGGCCTCGATGGTGGCCGTCGCTGTGACATAGCCCTCCATGCTCCTGGGAAAGCGTACGGCGGCTTCTTCTGAGTTGGTCGGCTCTGGGAGCAGCCCCGAATTCACATAGCCCCACCACTGCGCAGCGCGCACTACGAAGGCTTCTTTCTCGGCGGGCGTAAACTCCAGCTTGTAGTGCCTGAACTGTTGCCCACCGAACAGGACCGCGAAATAGACGTGCGGAACGTCGCGAACCACGGCTTCGTGCAAACACTGGATGTAGTCGGCCTCTGGAATGTGGACCGGCTCGTCCATCTCCGAGTATTTGTGAATGGTCGCGATATTGAAGTTTTTAACCTCCAAAAGGCCACCGTCCTCAGTCACGAAATCAAAGTGCGCCCGCAGCCACGGCTGGGTGCGATGTGTGCCTGGCTCGTCGAGCGGGCTCGTGGTGATCTTGGTCACGTCTGTAAAAATGTCGGCGATTGCGGGCTGCATCATCAAGCCCATGCGGACCGCTTCAATGCCGGACAAGTCGGCGCGCTCAATCTCGCCACGCTTCTCGCGTAGCACATCATAAAGCTGACCAGAAACCGCCCTGCGGCTGTCCGTCGCCCACCAAGCTGTAGCGCGTTCCTCTTTGCTAAAACCGTCCATGTTGTCCCCCGTGTGTGTGATACGACAAGCCCACATAGAGACCATGACTAAACTCTTGTCAATACACTTGCGATATGGTTTAACAAATTATTATCATTAAAAAGGGGATCGACATGAAACGACGTGTGTACATACTCAACGACGAAATGGCTCAAGCAATCGAAAATTTCCGATTTAATGAGCGTTTCAAAAGCGAGACTGAGGCTGTAAAATACCTGCTCGCGAAGGGTTTAGACGCCTGCGTCAACCTGCCGCAGCCAGAAGAAAAAGATGGGGAAAAACAACATGTTGAGTGACTATGAGCGTGAGTTATCCACACATTATGCACAGGTTAGAAAAAGACTTAGGGAGGGTCCGAAGAAACCAGAACCTGAACGAAAACCTGATTTTGTCTTGATTGTGAACCATGCGCCTGCTGCGCAAAAGATGGTTGTTCCCAAGCGAGATTTTGTTCTCGTGGTCAACAAACTGCCTTGGCAGACGTTGAAGAACAAACGGAAAAACTTCCATGATGTTCTTAGAGCGGTCGCCAAGGAAATCGGCGTTCCTGAGAAAATCATTTTGGGAAAGCGCCGCCAAAAATACATCGTTGAGGCCAGGCGCTACTTTTGGCACCGGGTCGCGAGCGAGTGTCCACATCTGAGCATCGCGGACATTGGCCGCTGGTCAGGGTGCGACCACACGAGCGTCTTGCATGGTTTGAAGCGTTACGCGCAAGCAAACGGCTTGCCCCATGCGCGCGGAGGTGTACAGTAAAAAAGAAGGCCCGCTTGTCGGGGGACACTGCGGGCCTTCAAAACAACGTCACGGCCAGGTGCACGTTGGGAGGAACCCCATCTATATACAGGGGGTCCGAACGACGTGCAACCCTATCAATTGAGGATTGCACTATGGACAACAAAATGATGATAGGCGCTGAGGTTGAGCAAATCCTAGAAAAAGGATTGTGGACCGACCACGCGAGGGAGATGCAAGAAGAAGTCAGTCGCGCTCTGGAACGCGCCGGTTTTCTCGTCACCCTTGAATTTTCGACCGCTAAACTTGGCGATAGCAGAAACGGTCGGATTGACATCGTTGCGAGCAAACAAGGGCAAAACGTGGCGATTGAGCTGGATTGCCGGTCGCCCAGGTCTCGATCAATCAAAAAGTTGAAGCTCTTTTCGGGATACCGCATCATTGGTCTGCGCGGGATACGTCACCCTATCGTTGACGGGATCGACGGCGTTGTTTGCTTGCAAGTGAGGGCCGCATGACCAGATGGTTCCGATTTTATCAAGAGGCACTGGACGACCCAAAGGTTCAAAAGCTAGACCCACCTGATTTCAAAACTTGGGTGAATATGCTTTGCCTCACATGTCGAAATGACGGCAAATTGCCCGCCGTCCCTGACATAGCTTTCGCGCTTCGCTTGTCTATAGACGACTGCCAGACGGTGCTCAGACGCTTGTCTGACGGGGGGCTCATCGACTCCCTGAGCGGTGGCCCTAACGGTAGCCATTACGCTATGCACAAATGGGATGAAAGACAATACAAATCAGACACTTCGACCCATCGCGTGAAACGTTTCAGGGAACGTTCCGAAACCGTTACTGAAACGGCCCCAGATACAGAGACAGAGACAGAGTGTAAAGTCCCAAAAGTAAAAGAGCGCGCACAGCGCGCCGCTCGCCTTTCTGAGGATTGGAAGCCGAGGGAGTTTGAAGGGGAAACCGTGGAGCTGGAGAAGTTTCGGGACTGGGCTCGATCGGCTCCAGGTCAGAAGGGCGTGAAAGCCGATTGGGATGCGACCTGGCGAAACTGGATGCGGCGTGTTCGCGAACAAGGGAACGTGACGGCCTTCACCCCCAAGGCGAAGGAACGGGATCTTCGAAACGTCCCTGACCACGTTCTCTCGGCGGACGATTATTGGAAAAAGAAGCGCCAATTGAAGGAGGGCGTGCGGTAGACGAGCTGGGGAGCCCGCCTGACCGCCTTGCGTGGGGTGGGCGCTAGTTGGGTAGCCTAGGTGTTCCATCGTCCGTCTGCGAGGCCTCCAGGAGCTTTCTAGTGAGAACGTTCACAACGTCCCAAGTGGTCCAATGTTCGGACGGTTCATTCGGACGGCCTTGCAAGCGACAGAAAGTGTCCCATAGGTCGGGTCTAACGAGGTGACATGGCTGGAAGGCGTCCTCTGGCAAGCTGCGCTTGGCCTTCATCTTTTCAGCGATGACGCCTGCGGTCAGGACTTCGTATTCCCGTTGCAGCTCGCGCGTGGGGCGATGCAAGCGTTTCGCTTTGTCCAGTTCGGCTTTCACCGCGGCTCGTCGTTCGGTCAGGCTCATTGTCCGCCCTCCCGGTCTGTAAGCGCTCGTTTTTTGGCAAGGCCTCCCAGCTTTCCGGCTTTGGACGCCAGGTCTGTATTGACTGAGAAGGCACGGTTTTCCGGCTTAACGCTTTGGCCTCCCATAGACCCCATTTCGGATCGGCGGCTCGGGCTCAGCAAGGCGAACCCTTTGGGCTTTTTGGTCTCGGTCATGAGCTTGTTCCTTTGCGATTATGTGAGGCGGACGACGCGCGGGAAAGCGCGCCGCTTGGGTTATGGGAAGAATGGGAAGGACGCGCATCATGTGTCCAGTGTGAACACATAGTCGCCATTAGGGAGGGCGCCTGAGCCGGTTATTGGGTATCGCCAGGCAAGCTTTGCGGTCAGGGCCTGAGCTGCGCAACGCGCGTTGTCGCGGCTATCCAGCGAGTGATCGTAAGGGATCGTGATGCAAGACCCGCCCTCGATAAAGGCCTTCCAACGCGATGGCTTGTGATTGGTAGCGCCGAGATATTTAACTTGGATGGCTTTCATTGTTCGTCCCCTTAGTTGTACAGGCCAATGATGATGCAGAACATGCGGTGCGCGGCGTTTAGGTTCCATTCGGTCGGAAACCGTGCGGCGTATTCGCACTCGCGATTGTAAGCGTCTGCATCCGATTGAGTGAACACATACCCGTTGAACGCGCGATAGCCTGCCTCGATTTTTTCCATGTTACGTCCCCATGTTGTGCGGCATTGCACAGTGAGGCGTCCCGTAGGGCGCCCTGCTTTGCAATCAGCGTTGAACGCCGGGGAAATGATGAAACGGTGTTACGTGCTGACGGTACAGCGCGTCTGCCTGGTTTCCGATCTGGTCTGAGAGATCGTCATATTGTTCTTGCGTGATCTGGCCGCTAATGAGCCATTGATCGATCCGATCGAATTCACGTTCAACGGCGTGTTCAATCTTTGATTCGGTGATTTGTCCAAAAACATGCAGCATGTTACGTCCCCTTAGATAAACATCATTGCCACAAGTGCACCACATGTAGCAGCGCACAACGTTGTCAGGATGAGTTCGATGGTGGTTTGCATTGTGTGTCCCCTTGTCATCTGTTGACATGATTACAATAGCACACTTGGAATAACCGTCAAGCTACAAAATGCGTTTTAGGTGAATTATTGTCACTTATTTCACTACTTAAACAGAGCAACTGAAGTGATCCCCCTATATATATTATATACATATAAACTGTGTGGTATATATGATACTACATAAGATACAGGTTTAATCTCACGACTAGACAGAACGGTTGGTGTGTACCACTCCCCGCGCCCTGTAATGTTATAATGTAACGTGTCATAATGGACATGGGGCACATGTGTGAACATGTAATCCACACACTGATGACGTGTAATAAGATGATACACAGTGTAGGAATGGTAAACGTGTAATTACACAGATGTGGCGTGTACAAAGGGCAGGTGCATGGGTCCACGAGCTTTCAGAAACGTGCACCCCACATCGCGCTTCCCCCAAAAATTATCTGGACATTGGATATTATTACAGTATGATTGCGTAAATAATGTTTGAGGATTAAACATGCTGATAGAACCTGGTGTGCCCATGAGGGGTTACACCACGCGTCGCCCGAAGTACCGGTTTCCCCTGGCGGAGATGGAGGTTGGTGACAGCTTCTTCGTGGCCTATGGGGATATGGATGCGAAGTCTTTCTTGCAGACCTCACGCAGCTTGATCAGCCGCTTTGGGAAAGTGTACGGACGCAAGTACGCAACCCGGCGGCTGGAAGACGGTTTCCGAGTTTGGAGGATTGAATGAAAGACCTTCTCAAACAGAGCGCGTCCCAAATCCGTTATCGCAACGGCTACACGGTCCACAGCAGCGCGCGTGACATAGCGGAGGCCGCGCTGAGGGAATTCAAAAACGGCGACGTTGACCCGGTTGGACTGCGCGATACTTCAGACGGGATCAAGGCGGCGGTGGCTGAATGGTTGGAAAACAACCTTGAGGTCGGCAATGAAAAAGCTTAAGCGTTGGCTCTTGTGTTCGACCAGCCTGACGCCCATCATGGGGCTGATAAAGTACTGACGCGGGGTGGAGCAGTCTGGTAGCTCATCTGGTTCATACCCAGAAGGTCGCAGGTTCAAATCCTGCCCCCGCAACCAAAGCATCCGTAGCTCAGCTGGATAGAGCATCGGTCTACGAAACCGAGGGTCGGACGTTCAAATCGTTCCGGATGCGCCAACACAAGGCAGGCTATGACGTTCAACCTGAAGCAATTCTACCACTTCTGTTCCCAGCTCAAGATTGAGACCAAGGAGCAGGGCCTGCGGAAGATGGACAAGCTTCTGGGAACGCAGACCTATGTGATGAACGAAATCAACAAGGGGCTTCAGGATGATTGCCATTTTTACGTCATTCTTAAGGGGCGTCAGCTTGGCATCACTACCATTAGCTTGGCTCTTGATCTGTACTGGACTTTTACTCATCCTGGCCTCCAAGCTACTCTGACCACAGACACCGAAGAAAACCGGGATATGTTTCGGACGACCCTAGCCATGTACATGGACGGGTTGCCCAAGGAATATAAAATCCCGCAGATCACCCACAACCGGAACTCGCTAAGCCTGCGGAACCGGTCGCGCCTGTTCTATCAAGTAGCCGGTTTAAGGGCCAAGGGCAGCCTTGGGCGTGGTAAGGCTATCACCTTTTTGCACGGCACAGAGACCAGCTCCTGGGGCGACGAGGAGGGCTTGGCGTCCCTGTTGGCGTCTCTTGCAGAGACTAACCCCGACCGGCTCTATATGTTTGAGAGCACGGCGCGCGGGTTCAACATGTTCCATGACATGTACACCACCGCTAAGAAGGCCAAGACCCAGCGGGCAATCTTCTGCGGATGGTGGCGCAATGAATTCTATGCCGCTGATCCCGAGTCATCTGTCTACAAAACCTATTGGGACGGGCGGCTGACCGGCGAAGAAAAGGAATGGAACCGCGACATCAAGAAGCTCTATGGCTTTGAGATCAACTCGCGGCAGATCGCTTGGTGGCGGTGGAAGCTGCACGAGGGCATCAAAGACGACGCACTCATGTATCAAGAATTCCCGCCCACGGAAGACTATGCTTTCGTAATGACGGGCTCATCGTTCTTTTCTAACGCCAGATGCTCGGAGGCCGCCCGTGTCGCGAAGCTCAAAAAGTTCGACTCTTACCGTTACTCTTTTGGATCTAACTTCCACGACACCGAAGTCCTCAAATCTTCAGATCGATTGGCAACCCTCAAAGTTTGGGAAGAACCCATCGACACTGCCTATTATGTTATTGGAGCCGACCCCGCTTACGGCAGTAGCGATTGGGCCGACCGTTTTTGCATCCAAGTCTTTCGATGTTATGCAGACGGTCTTGATCAAGTCGCCGAATTCGCAACCAGTGAACTCAATACTTATCAATTCGCATGGGTCATCGCCCACTTGGCGGGAGCGTATAAGAATTCTACGCTTAATCTGGAAGTTAACGGCCCCGGACAAGCCGTCATTAACGAACTCAGAAACCTGAAGCGGCAAGCTGTTTCTATGGGCGGGGCGACCGGCAAGGGCCTCATGCACGTTCTTGGTTCGATGACTAACTATATCTGGCGCAAGAACGACACGATGGGCGGCATCTCGAATTCTATCGGCTGGCTGACCACGCAGGGTTCGAAAGAACGCATGATGAATTACACCAAGGACTATTTTGAACGGCAAATGATGAACGTCGTTTCGATGGATACCTTGGAAGAAATGAAAGGCATTGTTCGCGAAGGAGGATCCATCCACGCCCCTGGCCGTGGCAAGGATGATCGCGTGATTGCTATGG